TATGCGACCACATCCAGGTAAGTTAGACCCTATAGTAGTAGACATTCAATTTAGTGGATGGGCTGATAAAAAGCAAAATACTGATAGGCTAGGCCTTTACATGAAAAAAGGCTGGGAAACTATATCGGTATAGAAATTTTAACTTGTAGTAGTTAGTGTATTGTGTTATAATATATTATGAATCAAAGAAAAAGTTTTCGTTTCAGCCTTGATAAATTGCTAAAATTAGCAAAAGGTGATGCAATAAAATTAGTTGAAATACTTGAAGCATATTACAAAGGATTTCAACATAACTTATCTGGTAGTAGTTATTTAACTAGTCCAGGACAACTATTCTTTGATCGTAACACAGATATACTATTTAAATCGCAGTATATACAACTAGCGGCACGTAGAAGTTATCAGCAATACATAGATTTAGGTTACAAACACTTAGACTTATCTTATTATCCAGACCTAAAAATAGACGCAATAAAATACAATCCGCTACTAACAATTGACAACAATAAATTATATTTCAAATACGAGGAATAAATGGCACTTAGCTTTAAACAAACAAAAGGTAAAGCAGCTACAAACAAAGTAGAAACTTACGAATATAAAGACGGTGAAAATACCGTTAGACTAGTTGGCGGAGTTTTGCCACGTTATATTTACTGGACTAAAGGCACTAATAACAAGGATATTCCTATCGAGTGCTTGGCCTTTAGCCGTGACAAAGAGAAGTTTGACAATCTAGAAAAAGATCATGTGCCCGATTATTTTCCAGATTTGAAATGCAGCTGGAGCTACTCAATTAATTGTATCGATCCTAAAGATGGTCGTGTTAAGGCACTAAATCTTAAAAAGAAATTGTTTGAACAAATTCTTACAGCAGCAGAAGATTTAGGTGATCCTACAGACTATGATACAGGTTGGGACGTAGTATTTAAGCGTAATAAAACTGGCCCACTTGCATTTAATGTTGAATATACACTACAAGTATTACGTTGCAAGCCTCGTGCCCTTAGTGACAGCGAAAGAGCAGCAGCTGATAGTGCACAAAACATTGATGAAAAGTTTCCAAGACCTACAGCAGATGAAGTCAAAGCTCTTCTAGAAAAGATTACCACTGCTCAGGATGATGACGGTGGTGATGCATCAGAGCAAGAAGCTATCAAAGAGTTAGGTTAACATGTGGCCCAGTAATTTCGGTTACTGGGCCATTCTATTTGGAACTACAATGAAAGTACTATTTACAGCAGATATACATATAAAATTAGGACAGAAAAATGTGCCACAAGATTGGGCTAGAAATAGGTACAATTTATTGTGGCAACAACTAGCAGTGCAACAAATTAAAGCCGACCTATTTGTTATAGGCGGCGATGTATTTGATAAATTGCCTAGTATGGAAGAACTGGAAATTTACTTTGACTTAATCAATCATTGTAATATTAATACAATTATTTATAGCGGTAACCATGAAGCCGTTAAAAAGTCTACAACTTTTATGACTAATTTGGCTAAAGCTACTAATAAAATGAACAGAAAAGTTATTGTAGTAGACGATTACTATAGTGACTACGGTATTGAATTTGTTCCCTACAATAAACTAAAAGACTTTGAACAGGCTAATCCGTGGCCAGAAGGTGGACAAATATTATGTACACATGTTCGTGGAGCTATTCCACCACATGTAACCCCCGAAGTAGATTTAAATATTTTTAGCGGCTGGGATGTTGTCCTAGCCGGAGACTTACACAGTTATGAAAATTGTCAGCTCAATATTCTCTATCCCGGTAGTCCTGTTACTACTAGCTTTCATCGTCAACTTGTTGACACAGGTGTTATCTTACTAGATACAGATACACTAAAACATCAGTGGCTAAAACTAGAGCTGCCTCAGCTTATAAGAAAAACAGTTAGCGCTAGTGACCCTAAACCGCCAACACCGTATCATCATACAATTTATCAAGTTGAGGGTGATTTACAGGAGTTGGGGGAATTAGAGGACAGCGAACTAATTGATCGTAAGGTAATTAAACGTACCAGCGATGTACAACTTATGTTAGACAATAATATGAGTTTGCTAGAAGAAGTAAGAGAATACTTGCGCTATATACTTGCCCTGCCTGAAGAAGTTGTAGAGCGTGCTGCAGTTGAGGTGCAAAATCAGTTGGATAAAATAGAACATGACTGAGTTTTATCATCCTAATATGATTTATGTAGCTAAAATAATTGCTGAACGACACTGCGGTAAGCAAGAATGTTGGCCTGACTACTATGATGAAGCCACTAATATTATATTGCTTGTAGAACAATTGGGCTTTTTAAATAAAAAGAAATTCTGGAAAAATGATAACAATCAAAGAACTACGTTGGAGTAATTGTTTTAGTTATGGAGCTAACAATGTTATCAACTTTGTAAAAGCTCCATTAACGCAATTAGTTGGAAAAAATGGGCACGGTAAAAGCAGTATTGCCCTAATACTAGAAGAAGTGCTGTTTAATAAAAACAGTAAGGGTATTAAAAAGTCCGACATACTTAACAGATATATCAAAGAAAAAACTTATAGTATTGAGCTTGACCTAGAACGGGATGGAAACGAGTATACTATTCGCTGTACTCGTGGCACGCAACAAACAGTTAAATTATTAAAAAATGGTCAAGATATTAGTGCACACACTGCTACACAAACCTATAAAATTGTAGAAGATATTATAGGCATTGATCATAAAAGTTTTGCACAAATTGTTTACCAATCAAATGCTAGCAGCTTAGAGTTTTTAACTAGTGCTGATACGGCTCGCAAAAAGTTTTTAATTGAAATATTAAACTTAACTAAATATACTAAAGCCAGTGAAGTATTTAAAGATATTTCTCTAGAGCTAGGCAAAGAAATTAGTGAGTGTCAAGCCAAAATTACTACTATTAATAATTGGTTAAACAAGTATGAAAACAGTGATTTAACTACTAAAAGTTTTCAACTAGTAGATACCGTAGACGATAAATTGCCCAGGCAAGTAACAGAGCTAGAATTAGAAATTGCTAATCTAGATAAAACAAATCGCAAGATTATACAAAATAATACCTATAAGCAGCAACTAGCTAATATAGATTTAGCTATTCCTGGGCCGGCTAAAGTAAGTTTACAGCGTATTAAAGAATTGCAACAAGCTCAGGCTGAGCACATGAAAACTGTGCGTGATGGTGAAGCGTTTATTAAAAAGTTAAATAGCTTACACGGTGTTTGTCCAACTTGTTTTAGTAACATTGATGAAAATAAAGTTGCAGAACTAGTCAATGAAAAAACTAGTGAAGTAGAAAGTGCTAGAGCTAGTGCAGCCAATGCACTAATAATTAGCAATGAACTAGAACAGCAGGACAAAGCCTATCAACACTCTGTTAAACAACAAACAGAGTGGGAAAAATTACACTTATTAATAGACAATACTCTGCCGGAAAAGACTGTATTAAAAGACGAGCTACAAACAAAGTATAACCTATTAGCTAAAACGCTGCAAGAAACGCAACAGCGAATTAAGCAAGCTGAAGAACATAATTTAAAAGTTCAACAGCATAATAGCCGTGTAGACACTATTAAGCAACAGCTTAAAGAAATGTCAGAAGAGCTAGAAGAGCACAGCTACCAGCTAAATATTATGAATGAGCGAATGAGTATACTACAAGTACTCACCAAGACTTTTTCAACTACTGGACTAGTAGCATATAAGATAGAGTGTTTAGTAAAAGACCTAGAAGATATAACTAATCGCTATTTAGTTGATCTTAGTGATGGCAGATTTCAAATTAGCTTTAAGGTAAATAGTAGTGATAAACTAAATGTTATTGTTACAGATAATGGTAAAGACATAGACATAAATGCACTTAGTGGTGGCGAAAAAGCCAGGGTAAATGTAGCAACATTACTAGCAATTAGAAAACTAATGCAAACACTCAGTAGCAGCCGTATCAACCTACTTATCTTAGATGAAACCGTAGAAGCGCTAGATGTGGACGGTAAAGAAAAACTAGTAGAAGTATTATTAGGTGAAGAACACCTAAA